TAGTTAGGCCAACCAAATTTATCTGGAGACTCATCTGTATATCTCCAACGAATAACTCCTGTATCAGGATTTCTTTCATATATCTTTTCTTTCTTTTTGGCCATTAATCTTTCCCCTCAATACTAGTTCCTTTAAAAGGATCATTTTCTGTATCTCTTATAATTTCTTCCTCTGTCTTGTCTTGTGGTAATGAGTTGTCGCCTTGTATTGATAAATCTTTAAATGGTTCTTCTATTTCTATCTCTGCAACATTTTCATATGTTACCTTAATGTCTGATAATCCTTCTCTTAAAATCTTTTCTTCCTCTAGTGTGTAAGGTCTAATCTGTTTCTCGTCCATGTTTTATTTTCTTTCTATTATATATTTTTTTTGATTCAACTACTCTTGGTTTGTACTTTGGAGTTCTTACATCTTTAGCAATAGGGTTTGATTTCTTACCAAAAATTTCATTCCATCTTTTTCTATAAGTGTCATCTGATACTCTACTACGACCATCAAATTTAAATGTTGTCTTACTAGTTGTTCTACCATGCCTAGACATGTTCTACTCCTTTTTGAAACCACTCTGGAATAACAGCTGGTGCTTTCCATGTTGCAATATCTTTTTTAACTTCTATATAATATTTTCTATAAGAAGCTACCACATCACCATCTACTTTACATTCATCTGGCATAGCAGGTGTTGGTAATGTACCTATTTTATTTAGTGGTGCATTATCTGGTGGATTTTTCAAAAATTCATTTAGTCTATCAAAAGACTTATGGTTTACTTTTTTATTATATCTTAATTTATATTCATCGTTCAATGCGACAAAATGTAAATACAACCATCTATAATTAAATACTGACTCTCTCACCCATATAGCACTAGGGTGGTTTTTATGAGTTGATTTATATAATAGTTCATCATACTTTGGCATTATATTATTAGATACATCTAATTCTCTATGAGCTGTACATAATAATTGAGCAGACTCTAATATCATTTTAACAACATGTTTATCACACATCATCTTTGCTGATTTTTTAGGGTCTTGATCTAAACAAAATATATTCATAGTGTACCTTGTAAGTAGTTTAATAATAGAGATAAAGCAATTATGAAACCACCAACGGTTAATATTCCTAATACTAGTTTTAGTATTTCTTTTTTGTTTGGTTTAAACACCAGCCCACGATCCCCATAATATAGCAATCAACAGAGCAGGCACAACTATACTCAATGGCCAAAACTCTAATAAGTCTTTCCATCCTAATTTTTCTTGTCTTGCTTGTTTTCTAATGTCTCGTCTGATTTCCATAATCAAATCAAAAACTGGTTCGCCTTTTTGATGTTGTTGAAAGTCTAAACTATTTAAAAGCATTACCTGATTGTATGCCGACTTTAGCCTTTTTTTACTGATATTCACACTTACCTTTTCCATAATATAATCCCTTTCAGTTAATGTAAGTTCTTATTATATAAATCACTTCTATTGTATTTTCTACACAATTTAGTGAATACACCGTGCCAAAAATTCTTTGACCAATCTGTAGTAGAGTTCTTACATGCCTTTACAGCATTGTTTATAAGTCTTTCTACTTTGTATTTGTTATCGGTGATTCTATCTATGTCTATTCCTGTCATCATAATACTACTATACTCCATTTATTCGTTTTTGTCAAGCCTCGGGTTACCGTGATCCACTTTGATTTCTTTACAAACTGCCTCTATTCCTTCATCTAATACTCTGCTTACTTTACAATCATAACCAGTTATTTTTGATAAAGCTATGTCATTGGTTGTAGGCAAATCTTGAGCCGCCAATCCAACATCAACTGTTGTTTTTGTAAAGGTAATAGTCTTGTAAGTTTCGTATGTACTAGCACTAGTTCCAAGAAACCCAGGTAGGGTTCCACACCCATTCAATGTCACTAGTAATAATATTGCACTAATTATTTTTGTCATCTAAATTCACTATCTGGTTCAACTTCAACTTAATCTCATCTGGACTATCGCCAAAGTCTTTTACCACATTCTTATATCTTCTTAACTTCTTATTTCTCTTTTCTAATCTTCTTAATTTCTGTTCTAAATTTTCTCTTTTAGTTGATTGTGTTAATGATCTTTTCATTCTCCACTGACTTAATGATATGTTAGCCGCTATCAATAATAATACTGCTAATGGATCAAATACAAATATCAATACCATTATTACAATTCTAACTGCCTTATCCATATTTGCTTTTGCTTGTTCACCATATATTAATTCTGCAACATACTTAATAGGACCAACTTCAGCCTCTATCTTATCTTGTTCTAATGATAGACTTGCTTTTTTATTTGTTAACTCTGCAATCTTATCGGTTGCATTACTAATAGATTCATTTAAAGCATTTCTTTCTGGCTCTTGTTTCTTACGTTCTTTAAGACCTCTAGTCACGTATTCTTTATCAATGTAAACTTCTAAAGCTTTGTCTAATAAATTTAATGTCTTTTCTGCTCTTTCAATAATTAATTCTTCTTGTTTAATTTGATTATCTATTAATTCTAATTTTATATTATTACCAGAGGTTGGTTTAACTTGGTCTAGGTGTGCCTTTGATAAGAAACCAAAGATACCCATAGACGTTATGAATACTAATACAATAATTGCTGTGAATAGATATGCCTTTAATGTTTTAGGTATATCTGAGCGCCAGTTATGATACAACCATGAGGCGGCTACTAACTTACCCACTTCTAATGCCGTACCCATAGCAATAATCGGCGTCACTGCACCGGCAAATAGTGTTGCAAGACCTATAATAGAATAACCAGCGGCTATTACAGATATAGATATCGCACTTAAAAATGTTAGTATAATTAAAAACATATTAGTGTGTGTAAGACTCTCTTATTTTTTTGATAATTGATTTTACTTTCCAAAAATAATCTTCATCACTGGCATATGCGTCTAATGTTTCAATTAGTTCTAAACTATCTGCACCTGTGGCCAATAGTTCTCTGTACTTCTCATATGCACTATGATTGCTTAATGTGTTTATATAATGTAGAACACTATCACACTCGTGTTGGAATACTTTAACTCCCCATTTTTTAGGATTGTTTGAAGGCAACATGTGTGGCTCTTTTAAATCATATGTTCTAATACCAAATAGGTTTTTACCAACTCTAGCAAATCTACTATTTCCCCAACCCGACTCTAGAGCCGCCTGAGCTAATAGTAAATCTTTATCTACTTTGTTAACCGTTTTATCATAAAAATAGATATAGTCTACACATTGGTTAACATTATCTAAAAATTGTTGATTGTTTGTATGTTCAAAGTCAGGTTTAGTTGGCAATTCTGCCTGTGCCTGAATTTTATAATAGTTTAATGTGAATACACAAAATATAACTATTACCACGAACATTAAAGTTCTTGCTATTGTCTTTACTGTTTTCATATTTTCCTCGCAACGTAATCGTATCCTACCCACTCTTGTCCTTCTTCATCTGTAAATGGTTCTAATTTTACTTGATATAAAGATAATCCTTCTTTTAATTTGGTAACTTTACCAAATATAGTCTGTGCTTGTTTATCTGTAAAATTATCGTATACGTCTTTAGCCCAATTACCAGTATAATATACTCTTGATGTACCTGATAAGTTTGATGGTTTCTTTAACTGTTCTAATTGTATCAACGCCTCACCTATTCTGCCTTTAAGGTAAGGGTCAAGTTCTTTCACTTTTCTTCTAGTCGCTTCACTCATTATAAATCCAATCCTATTCTATTTAATTTTGCTCGGTAACTATAAAATAAGGCGTTATGGTTACCAGTATCGCCTTCGTTAACCATCTGATATAGATGGACCATTTCGTGTGCTAAAGTACATGCGAAATCTTTTTTAGTTTTATAGAAAGGCAACATATGGAGTTGGTGTTCTCTAGTACCACGTCTATCCCAATCATACGTAAGGACTTGTCCATATATCTTCTCTTTATTCTCTCTATCTCTAATCTGTTTTATGTAAATTTTGTTGAACGGAGATAATTTGTTGTCAAAAATTAGTTCATTAATCATATTGAAATACTTCTTAATATCTTTATAAGTTGTTTTATATTTTCTAGATTTTACTTTTGTTAAATCTGTTTCAATGATCCTTTTAGTCTTGGTAATTTTTGATCTTACTGATTTTCTTAACATGCCAATTGTTTCTCCTGTTTAAGTTAATCATTATATACAATCTTTATCAAGTGCTTTAGTGTTTTCCAATAACTTACATTTATACTCGTGATCTGCCTTTAATCTCAACTCTGTCATTACAGAGTCTAATATGTATGGCAAATGTTTCTGTATAACTGAAATCATTTCCAAAGCGTAAAGGTGTCCAAGTCTCTCTAGTTCACTTTCTAGTATAGCCTTGTTGTCAATGTCTGTTTTTTTAATAGTTTCTGATATAACATGGCCAATAACTGCCGTATTGTAGTCATCTGCTTTTGCTATATTCAATACTCCAAACCATAATATTAAGTTGGTTATCAGTACTGTCGCTATAAACTTTTTCATAATATAATATACCTTTCTTTTAATATATTTAGGATATACTAAACCACTATTAAAGTCAAGCGAAAAAAAAAGTTAAAAAGCGTGTAAAATAAGGGTTTTTCAAGGGTACGATCTGTCGCACCCTTAAAAAAGCGAGGTTTTAAGACAATAATTCTTTAAGAATCGATTTATTTGTCTGTTGCATAAAGTCATCATTCCAGTTAAAAGCGTCTTTAACTACGGTAGCCGTTAGTCCTTTATACATGTTGTTTAATTTTTGGTCTTTTATACCAATTAAAACATGAGCGTCTTTTTCGTGTAAAGATTCTAATAGACCTAAAAACATTTTCTCTTTTGCGAGTCTGTTAATAGTCTCATCAGCGCCTTTAACAAAACGCCATAGTTTTTTACTTGCATAAAAAAGACTTGTATGCTCTGTTCCTGCTGGAGCTTCATTTGCTATAAAAGGTGGTGTTCCTTCTGGCAAATCAAACTGTATGTTAGGATCAAAGGCAGCCTTAAGCAACTGTCTCATTGCTTGAGTATCATGTTTTTTAAGTACTGCAATCTTCTTTGGTTTATCCTTAGCATTGTTTATCAGTGTAAAGATTTCGTGTACTGTAGGTTCCGTAGAGCCCATAGTTCTTGACGCCGACATCATTGCTGGATTCATCTTTGGTTGTTCAGCCATAATTTATTTCTCCATATATATGTTAAAAGTCATTAACTTGTTCAATCAATGTCTTCATTTTATTTTTCATAAAGTAATTTAACAGGAGCGACCTGTCTTTAACTTTATAATTCTTGTAAGTATTTATAATACTCTTTTCTATGTCTTCTGGAATTTGAGATAAGTCTATTAGTCTCTTATTCCGTTCATAGTTCTTCTTAATTGCTGGGTCTATATCTAAATTGGTCTCTATGTTAGCCAACTCTTCCAATCTTTTCTTATTGATAGGTCTCTGTCTAACATCGCTATTTAAAAATATATCATCAGCACTTAATACGTTTGGTACTCCATCTGATCTGTCACCCTTAATAATTTGTTCGTGTAGAAATCGGATAGGGTCTTCCTGTTCACCAATATAACCTTTTAATATAGGACTGAATTGGTAAACATCACCATAATGATGTAGTTGAATAAAGTCTTTGTCACCTGATACTATTAGGTACATTGATTCCTCTCTCATCTTAATAAGACTAGCAATAATATCATCTGCCTCAGCATTATCAACATGCATAACCACATATGGAAAGTTATCTTCTAGTTCTTTCTTAATTGTGGCCATTATTGCAAATATATTATCCCAATCTGTATCTGAATCTGCTCTACCTTTTCGTCTACCATGTTTGTAGTGTGGAAATATTTTTCTACGCCAAGGATCGGCAGCGTCTGAGCATAGTACCATGTCACCATACTCGTCTTTAAATTTTATATTAAAACCTCTCAATGAATTTAAAACCATTTGTCTAACCATATCTAAATTAGGTTTAACTTCTGGTTTACCTCTAGTCTGTACCATTAAGTTAGATATCAATACTTGGTTTAAATCCACTAGTATCATAATATAAATGTTCCTATTAATAGTCCTATTATAATTCCTTCGCACCAAAATGCCCACCTATGTGAGCCTCTTGCTGTATGTTTGTTTATAAACTCTCTTGTCCAATCATTCATTATAGATAATCACTCCAATGTTTTTCTTTAACTAATTTACCTTTTTCTTTTGCTCTTAATCTTCTCTTTAATACTTTTATTCTATACTTGATACCATCAATGGTCGTATACATCCAACCACAATCAGATGGTTCAATTTGTTTTCTAAACCATTTAGTAGTATCTTCTAATGTCTTAATCTGATTCTTTAATTGTGCTTTTGTTGACATAAATCTCCGTTAAGTTGAACGGTGGCGATTGCTCGCCACCATTGTATATACTATATGTATATTAGTTTTTGTAAGCGAAAGGAGTACCGTACAGTTTAGTAATACCAGCAGCTATAATAGCTCTAGTAGGCATACCAACTCTGTAAGAAGTACCTTTTGCTGTTTTGTTGATATAGATCATATTACCTTGTGATCTTAATTTATCAACCATCGCTCTTGGCGATTTAAGGTCGTACACATTTCTCAAAGTCTTCCAAGAAACAGGCTCACCTTTATTCAAAAGATTTAATACCTTTTGAGTTTTTGATAACGCTGGTCTACCTGGACCAAACGCTTTTCTTATAGATTTAAACATAGTTTAATCTCCTTTATTATTAAATTTGCTATTTTACAACCTGCTAAGGCGATTACCGGAGTAATTCTGTGAAATTTATTTGTCATTGTCTTCATCTGGTTCAAAAAATTGATTGGCACCATTTGATAGGTCATCAACTTCTTCTTTAATCTCTTTACTAAACGGTCTAGTTGTAGATTTTGTTTCTGTTACCCTACTATAATCTATCTTGGCTGTTCTATGACCATTCTTTAATTGTTTTATATCAACTATCTTATCTGTTAACGTATGTGATGTATGTTTCATTCCAAAGTCTCTGTAGATCAAACCTCTTAACGTATCAACGACCATTGCTAGGTCTTTTGTAAATGTTACCCTATCTGTTTTAATTGCTATATCTAAAAAACTGTTTATTAAACCCATAACCATATCGTCTACTTTTGTTTCAATAAATTGTTTTGTTTGTTGTTTTTTAAGTTGTTCATTAAGTCTATTCTGTACTTTCTGGTGTTCAGATACACTTCCCTCTACATGCCGAACAATCTTATTTGTTGGAAATTGTATAATGTTATTTTTTTTATCGTCTTTATCCATTGTCTAGTATTTCGCCTTGGAAATTTACTTTTCCTTCTTCAACAAAATATTCTAACAATTGATTGTATCCACCGACTAACTGATCGTCAATCTTGACTTGTGGCATTGATTTAACTTTTTTACCAATATCTTTTAACAAGGCGCCAACAGACTCAAAATCTTCCATTTTCTTTTCTTCGTATTCAAGGCCAAGCTTTTTAATAAGTTCTTTGGCCTTGGTACAAAAATGGCAATTGTTTTTACTGTATATTACTATTTTGCTCATTCTCTGATTTCATTAAGTTATCATAAGCCACATCAGCTTTTTTCTTAACGTTGTAAGAGTCCACAGCTTCCTCAATTGTGAAGTTATACATTTTATTGTATTCACCCATTGGCAATCTTAAGCCAATCCAAGCTCTATAGTACCCTTGCTTAGTAATAGTGACATCTTTAGCAAAGATTTCATAACCTCTAACAGGTGTGTCTTTAATTAAGTTTACAATTGTAGACTCAACCTCTGATACCGTTGTCTTGTTATGAGTTTTGCCTAGTTCAGTTATGAATTGTTTACTAGACTTATTCATTTCACCTTTGATAATGTCGGCTAATTCTGCTTTCGCAATCATCATCCCTTTTTCTATTGCTAGATTAAGGTCTGGCGATACAGCTGTACCAACTCCAAAGATACACATTTTATCTTTGTCTTTACCAAACTTCGGTGTGTCACACGCTTTTGATTCAGAAAAATCTGCCATGTACCACTTCGGTACTTGGTTTAATACTTTGCCTTTCTCTGACTTCATTTGATATGTAGCTGAACAATTGGCAACCAATAGTCCTGCCACAATAACTCCTACGAGTTTCATTGTTGTTTTCATCATATATTATTTACCTCACTTTTTATAGAATACACCATTTCGCTCAATTTGTCAAGTCCCATTTGAATATGGTCCAAAAACTCACCAGCTGAAATTCCAGTGATTATTACAAATAAAAGTGATAAAATGATCAAGTTTTTAATCATTATTTTACCTTCCATTCACCGTCCTTGTTTAAACATGTCTTTCCGAACGATTTAAAGACATGATTTGGTCTACTATAGGCTCTACAGTACTCTGGTGTAGCTATATCTCTATAGTAAAATTGAGCAAACAGTTCCCAATAACTAGGTCCGTCTACTTTCTTCCTACCATCAGCACATTCAAGGGTTTCTTCTTTTATTATATTATCGCCTTGTTGCTTGATAGTAATTTTGACATAACAATATTGATCAGCGGCTTTTTTAGGTTCAATAGTCGTGATCTTATCGTAATAAACTTTTCCTTTTTCTTTTTCAACTCTTTCAATCTTCTCTAATACTGCAATTGTTTTATCTACAGTTGAAGATACCTCTACGTTTGATATTGGTACTACGTTACCAGATAGGTCATCGGTCACTCCTTCTACCTCTGATTTCGCAATATCAGTTAACATCAATATAGAAAAGGCCATAAATGTGACCATTAATAAATCTTTTTTAGTCATTACTTAACTTTCTGTTCCACTCCAGTGGTTGCATTAACGGTATCATTATATTTGGATCCGGAAATACTTTTTTGTTTAGTTTGTTAACTGCTATAGTTAAGTAAACTAATAAACCTATTATCATTAATTTAGCAATTATGTTTAGTTGCTTTGTCATTTTCTCCTAACTTTGTTAATGTATCATTAATTTCATATAACTCATCTTCCAAAGGTTTATCTTCAAATTTAAAAGATAGTTCTTCTTCAATTTCTACTTTTCTTTTTTTAAGATTATCTACTGTTGGATTATCCGTCATATTTTCCTTTATCATTTGCTACAAGTCTACATTGTGATTGAATATCTGCAATCATATTGTCTACTTCGGCGTCACGTACTTGTGACTTTGGTTGATTGTATTTCATGTCATATAATCTATCACTGACTTTTTTAATACCATCAATTTTTTTACATAGTTCACTTACTTTATGTATCATTGTTTTAACTCCACCCAACGTCCATCTGGTAATTGACAAGCAGTACCAAAAATTGTATTTCTGTTTACACCACCAACACCAATTAACGGCCATTGATTTGTTATATCCACTGTAGCGTCATAATCTTTACACTTGAATGGACCCTCTAGGTAAGATTTTGTCACTTTAATAATACCTGAATTTCCTGTTTTACTATTATACCAATTTGTATATGAAGAACCAACCGGACCATTGTTTAAATGGTCTACGAATACAGCATTGTGTACATCATAATCTGAATTGTACATAATTTCTGCACCAGCAAAGGCACCAACTAACGTACAACCAGCAACAACATAGGGATCAGTTGCTCCCATTTCAATACATGCACCGGTCGTTGTTGTAGCACCTAAAACTGCGCCTACTTGTGATCTATTTGTAGAGGCACAGTTTGTAAGTAATAATCCTAATATAATAACTAGTATAGTTCTCATTAGTCTTTCTTTTTGAACATAGTCCAAGGCCATTTTGTTTTCATTTCAGCCCATGACTTTTTTTGATATTCTTTTGTTTTATCAACTTCATTACTAATAAAATTAACAACTTTAGCAGGTGTTTCTGCAATAGCTGTACCAAACTCTTTTGGTGTAATTGTCTTCGTCTCATCACTTTTAGCTACACTCGCCATTGTCGCCGTCATAATAGCAAATATAGTTATCATCATCATTGTTCTCATCGTTTCCTTCCCATTGTTTTAAAATCAGATACGTCTACAACTTGATAACTGCCTTTGTTGTAAGCCACACTGATTGTCTTGCCTTCAGGCAATTTTACTTGTGGTAAAGTTCTCTTTACACAAGCGCCTGGTATTCTATCACTTGTTGGTATAGAATTTCTTTTGAAACCATTCATATCTAAAGTATAGTCAGGTAATTTAAAACCTGGCAATGAATCTTTAAACTCTTTAAATGATTTAAATTTCTTCATATGATTTTAACCAATATAATAACTTGTAAGATTATAATCCCAATTGGAAGTATAGTTCTAACTAATTCCATTGTATGGTTATATTCGTCAAGTTTTCTTTCTAGTTTACTTCTTTTACTCATCTTTATCTCCAAGGTCAGAAGCTTCATGTTCTCTTTTTTGTTGTGCCATTTTTTCTGCATAAGTCATTCCAAAAACCGTTTTATAAAAATGGTCTCTAGGATTTGTTGATCTATAGGCTATCTCTAAATTGGCAAAGTTAATATCAAGATTCTCATAATAAGATGGATTTGATATCTTTAACTCTTTATGATCTACACAAAATTTAATTCTATTTGTGAAGTAATCATTTTCTTTTGCGTCTTGGTCTTTTAATTTTGATAATGCAATGTCTTTTTGTTTGGCATCCTCAAATTCTTTGTATAAATTTTCTTTATCGTATCTAAAACTCATAGTATTCCTTTCATAATATAGTTTAAGTTAATAAGGGTACCATAAATCAATATAAATGGCAACCCTACAGAAATCGTTGAAAACACTGGGTTTTCTACTCCTGGAACACGCCAGGATACGCCAGGATCAAGATTTACAGCTGTATTGATAGTTCTACTCACCATTGAAATTCACTGTTCCCATAGGTAACCCATGTTTCTTTGATTCTTCACTATTCAAATATTTCTCTACGGCCTCTATGTCCGTCTCATATTCACTGATCTTCTTATTAATCAATTCAAGTGTTGGTTTGTAGATTAAGTTTTCTGGTAGACTCTTTTTAATCTCTTTTAAGTCTTCAAGTGGTCTATCTAAATCGTGTTGTAGTCCCATTATTTACCTCTTTCCATTTCTGCCTGTAAATTTAAAGATACATCAACATCTGATTCATCTTTAGTACCATATATTGCGTCTTTTAAATCATCAAGTGGTTTACTCATACACTCACCAGTTGCTGGATCAATAGTATCATCTTCTAAAGCATAACTATCTAGTTCAACATCACCGTTCTCAACTGCATTCTTTAAGCCGTCATATTCATCATATACTACTTTTGCAATAAATTCAGGTTTGTCACAATCTACATAATTAGCGTCTACTACATATGTTTCAACACCGTTTTTTGCGTCTGTTATTTCTTTACTTACTTTTGTGTGGTCTATTCCACCATTATCACTAAACAATTTATCAGCTTCATCTTTATCTTTAGCCAATACATCTTGTTCAATTAATAGTCTGTAATATGTTTTCTTTCTGTATAGGTTTTTACCTAAATCATCTTTATTCACATATACGTCTGTTTGTACTGTCGCCATAGCGTCCTCCTTTGTTAATCAGTAATCGGATCATGCGTAATAACTGACATCTGTTCCAATCTAGTCTTCGCATTCTCAATTGTTATTTCTTTTCTGTCGTCTTTATCCTCAGCCCATGAAACAGTTGGTGCTGTAGCGTCTTCACTACTCATTAATAATATTACATAATGAATCGCTTTTAATAAATCTTTTCTATTTCTACCATTTTTCTTACCATATCTTGCAAGATATTTAATGGCGTTTGCTTGGCAAAAATCCTTATCAATACCTACTGATCTTAATAAGTCTTGTACCTGGAAACCTTTTTCACCTGTAGCATTTGATACATAATGCTCTCCGTATGTAGATTTTACATATTCACTTATCTCTTTAATTATTTCATTTTCGTTATATTTCATTATTGTACCTTTCTCCATGCATATTTTGTATTTCTAACTTTACTTTTAGTAAGTTTAGGATTAAAATCCTTTCTTAATGATTGTCTGGCATACGCTTGACCATAATCGTTAAATAAATTCTTGTCACCTGTTGCTGTCTCACCAAATACATCTTCGTATGTTTGGTAATATTTCTTTTCACTAATTAATTGTACTTTAGTTGTTTTAGCAAAGTTTGTAGCTGTTTCTTTATAGTTCCAATCTAAAAACTTAACTATCTTTAATTTCATTGACTCTGTAAAATATTTCTTAAATTTATTAGGTACATTTCTGTATACAGTTTCATATGCATAAAAGAAATCTCCCTCATGTTCTGGATCCATATATTCTCTTAAATAACATACGTTAAACGTTTTACCGTTAACAACTTCGTTTAAAGGTTTCCCTTCAACAAATATAGATGGATCAGTATCCACAATTTTATCAGTTTTAGTACTCAATTTTATTTCCTCCCTTAGCTGAATAATCAGCGATTACATTTCCTGTTAATTTGTCAACATAACAATAAATTTTACTGTCATTATTAAAATCTTCAATAACTTCATCAATGTTATCTTCCGTAATACCAATTAAATTAATATTATCTACCATGATAATCATATTTTTTGCAACTGTTGAATTATAAACACCAGCTTTAAATTTTGCAAGTATTTTATCTACATTGCATTCTGCTGTGTTTTCTGCCCATTGTTTTACTTTTCCCATAGTGTTTCCTTTGTTTTATTGTTTAATCCTATCATAAAATTAGTCGTTTGGCAACTAGTTTTTTTCATCGGGCTTTCGTTCCTTTCGTTGTTAATACCCATGTTCACACAAAAAGGGAAATCTAAAACATTTCTAGAAAGCCCAAAGATTTCGGTTGCCTTTTTCGCTGTAAACATGTCTATATCCTATCAGTCCTGGCGAGAAAGTCAAGCACTTTTTTTACTTTTTTTACTAGTATTTACTTGTATTTGTTCTGGTTTTGTTCTATTTCCAGTGATCTTTGACCCATTGTTGATCTGATTCGTGTGGATTTGGTTTGCCGTGGAAAATGGCCACTTTTGATTTTGGCTTTCTTTCAAATGTCCACTCTGTCTTGTCTATTCTTGGTTTCTCTCTATCGTACCACTTGTATGAGAAAGTCCAATCGTCTGGCATTACTTTACAATGTGGAGTTGATCTTATATAATGGCTCATAACCTGTTGGTCTCCATGGTGTCTCATCATATTTGATTCGTCTTTTTTAAATGATGTCCATATATTTTCAGCTGTGACATTGTTGAATTTCATTATACTTGAATTGAATACAGTACTTTTAGGGTTGAAATCGTTAATAACACCAAAGGTATCTTCTTTACCAAATAATGCCATATCGTCTATGTTATCTAATATGACTACATCTAAATCAAGGTATAAACAAGTACCCTCTAACTTCGCCTCTGGACTGAACAGTGTGAGTTTATTCCACCAGCCCTCATATTGGTTAAACGGTAACCTTTTTACACCAATCTCAGCCGCCAGGGGGCCATCGCCTACTGAAGGTTGATCAGTATAACATGTAAATTTAAATGGTACGGAAAGGTTCCTTTTTACCATATTGTATAATATATTTACATAGTCTATACTATACTTGTTTCCCCAATATACACAAACTACGTTAACCAGTTCCATATTGCCCTTAATGCTATGATAAGATACATAAACTCCATTAATGCTCTAGGAATATCTTTATCTTTATAACCCATGTAAATCCATATAGTACAACTTGATATTGCAATTGACCAACCTAACCATTGTGTATTAGGATTAGCATTGCTAAGTACCCATGCACCAACCATGGCCAATATAAAACCTAACCATCGCCAGCCATCAATTTTTTTATAGTATCTTATTTTCATGTAAATGTTTTAAAAATTCATTTGCTAATTTCTCGTGGCCTTTTTTGTTAGGGTGATAATCGGTGTCTGATATTCTTTCTTCTTTTTCTAAACAATCATTTAACGACCATGTTCTTTTACCATATTTTGTATTTGACCACTTAAAATAATGTTTATCCATTAATTCATTATAACCTGTAGTAGATACTACTTCGGAATGTAAGTTCATATTTTTTATATTACCGTATAAAGGTGATTTATTTGTGGATAAAGGTAACATTTGAAACTGACAGTATGGTAATTT